GTTAAACCCAAGTTACTCCCATTGAATAAGTTCCTTCAGTCAGTGATGTTAGAGTTTGCTGCGAAATTGATTCCAGAAGAAAAACGAAACACACTAGACCCCACTGATTATGACGAAGTATTGGACAGACAACCACGTCCTACTCAAAGAATGCTTTTGGCGTTCGCGGAGGCCATGCTCCCGGACCGCCTAATAAAGAGCTTCGTCAAGAAAGAACCTTACGCGAAAGTGGCAGATCCAAGAATGATCTCAACACTGAATACCGTTGATAAACGAGAATACTCGCGGTATATGTACGCGTTTCAAAACGTTCTGAAGGAACAACCATGGTATGCGTTCGGACAAACACCCAGGAAAATCTCCGAAAGGGTGGTCGCAGTGTTAGCAGATGCCAAAATGGCCGTAAACACTGATTTTAGTCGATTCGACGGACATGGATCGAATCTTATGCGGGAATTGGAGAAAATAGTGCTAATGAGAGCATTTAGACATTGCCATCATGGACAATTATTAGAGCTACACCGTGCACAGTATAGCCTCCGTGCTGTTGCCACTTGGGGTACTTGGTATGAAACTGAGTACTCGAGGGCTTCAGGGTCGCCGGAGACTGCTGTGTTCAATAGTTTGGTGAACGCCTTTGTTGCGTTCCTTGCTCTGAGAATGTCGAAACGTGAAGGATTGTTTAATGATGTTCATGCAGCCTATGCGCAGTTAGGCATATACGGTGGCGACGATGGTCTGACGGCTGATATTGATAAAGCAATATATATTAAAGCTGCCGCGACCATTGGCCAAGAATTAACCGTTGAGCCGATAATGCGAGGCTGCCTAGGAATTAAGTTCCTAGCTAGAGTCTATTCCCCGCAGGTGTGGTTCGGAGACTTAAACACATGTTGTGACGTGGTACGTCAAATTTCCAAACTCCATGTAACCGTAACCATGCCGCCAACCATTACTCCCAGGATGAAATTCCTTGAAAAGATGAGAAGTTATGCACTGTCAGATGAACATTCGCCGATTATAGGCGGTTTAGTGCAAAGAGTCATCGAAATAGAAGGAAAGATCGAAGTGTGTGAAAACAAAGCATATCTAGCACTTATGGGAGGAATGAGATCGTGGTTGGCTAATTATGACAAGAAAGACCAATACCCTAATGAAGGAGCTGATTGGATGATAGATTATTGCGCCCTAGCACTGCCAGATTTTGAATACAAACGTTTTCAACAGTGGCTAGTGGATTGCAAGAGTGTTGAAGATTTGCTGAAAGCACCAATGTTTCAAGCACCAACACCGCCCAAGTCAGTGGATCCCGTCATGGTGGATGGACAATTAGTACCACCAAATGCTCCAGTCAAGCAGCTGCCTGTGAGGGCCAAACTCCCGAAGAAACAGAAAGCTCCCCCAGGACCGAAGAAGGCTAAAGGGGAACGGAAGCAAAATATAGACGGGGCAACTCCCAAGGAGAAGTACGAACACGCTAAGGAACGAAAACAGCGTGATGGTACATGGGTGGACCGCCCTAAGAAGAAAG